TTTTAGCCATAAAATTTCCTTTGTTTTGCATATCTTGCGCTGTCCATCTCCATGAGTTGTTGAAAGTTTTCTACAATCTCTCTTGCTCTGAAGCCCCCATCTCCGATAGCTATCTCCGCAGCTGTATAAACTCTTGCTGCAATGTCCTTTGGATTGAGATTACTTTTTAAATAACCCTCCTTTGTAAACGTAGCGTCTAACGCTGTTTGGTATTGTTTTTCTTTTTTTGTTTGCATATGTTTCCTTTCTAAATACATCCTATCAAATCCTACAGCAATGTCAAGCGCTTGTTGCTTGTGGCTTGCAGCTTGCACCTTAGAATCATTCTAAAGTGCCCGGATCAGTTAAGGCTACTCACCCGAGCTAGTACAAATTTTTGCTAGCTACACTCATGGAGCCCACTGATCCCAGATCTCT